GAGCCTCCTCCGCTTCCTGATTCTCCGCCCCCTTCCGGTGTCTGAGCCTGCTTGATTCCGGCCATTTCATCAATCCAGTCCTGGGCCTCCTTCTCCGTATCGTAGATCCTAGTTTCTTTCCACAGGTTATCATCAATCCCGATTGCCTGTCCTCCAATAGAAGGCGTCTGGTACTCAATGTTGTCCCCTTTCGTTTTGAAGCTCTCCTGCCCTTCCGCAAACTTCACTTTATAGATCCACATCGCAACATATTTCTTCAGGCCGTCCACCTTTTCATCCATATAGATCCCTAGCCCCACATAATTGGATGAATCCGTTGTCCTGTTTTTGATGGATGTACCGCTTTCCCCCTCTTTGGAAACCTCATGCCCAAACATGACCTTATGTGCCTGGATCGGCAGAGTATCTGTCCCCAGCGTTACGTCCGCGTACTTAAATTCCTTATCGGATTCTAATTTTTTGTTATCCGCAAACAGTGACCCCTCCGCATACTGCGGGCTGATATCCAATGCCATCGCTTTACCGCAAGTAAAGCCGTCCGTATACTTCGGAGTCCCCGCGCTTTCATCCAGTTTCGCTACCGTTGGTTTTGCTAATCCTACATATGCCATAACCTATTCCTCCAATTCTTCCTCAATGTCACACTCAAAGACGAGGTGACGCTTCTTCGCTTCTCTCAGTACCGTAACCTCTGGATAGGTAAAGCCCTGCTGATGCAGCGCCCTCCGCACCTTGTTTTTCAGTTCGATGAAATTTTCTTCTGCCGGGACGTAAAGGTGTACCTGTACGCTTGCCCTGACTGCTGCCGGCGCATTGTCGGCATAAAAATCAGCCCTTTCGTCCGCGTAATTATACACAAAAAAATGTTCCTCACTGCCCTCATAGATATCCGGAGCGTGAGGAAATCCAAAGGGCTTGATCGCCGCTATAATCTTTTCAAATTCCGTCATCCTTTTGTCTCCCTGTCAAATACTTCCTGCATCTTTTTCAGCACCGGCTCTTCCGCCGTATGGACGGCCGGGGTCAGGACAGGCGTTGCCGCCTGCCGTCCGCCCACGCCGTATTCCAGGGCTGCCATCTTCTCCATATTCCTCACTCCGTCTTTATCCTTCCCCGTGGGGCGCACGCAGATATAATACCCCTTCTGGTTCCTGGATGCCCCGGACGGTTTTATGGAATCGACCATTGCCCCTGTGTCCTTATGTGCAGACGCACCCTTCACCACAGCGTCCTCCAAGATGGGAACGGCCTCTTCCAGCATCACCGGGGCCAGCCTCTCCGCATCCAGCGAAGAGAGTTCCTTCATCAGGTCGTCAATGCCTTCCACTTCAAATTGTGCCATTCTGCCTCCTTTCGCAGGTCAGGACCATACTCATTGACCTGTCCCTCCGGTATGTCCGCCTGACCTCGTAAATGCTTCCGTCTGATTCATCCATCAGGCTGCCCTCCCCGGAATAATTACAGGCCAGGATCTCAATATTCTGATCCGCTGTATACCCTTCCTGGGATGCCAGGATCTCATCATTCCGGGTCACATCCGTAAAGCTGGCCGGGATGCTCTCTGAAAGTTCCCCCGCCGGCTGGTAAAACCCGTCTTTGTCCTGAGTGCTGTTTCCTTTTTTTAGAAACCTGATACTTCCATTCCACATCAGGAACCACCTTCTTCCAGGGAAAGCCGGAATACTTTCTTCCGGTAGAGCTGCAGGTACTTCTCCGTGTCCGTGCGGTCGTTTCCCAGGTATGCCTTTACATACAGGCTGACCGCCGTGACCACGCCCTCATAGTCATCCGTATTTACAAGGAGCCGTTCCGGAACCCCGGATGCGGCCATATCCGCCAGGCAGTCTTTGATATACAGCTCAATGTCCGCGTCATAGACTGTAACGGATCCCGCAATCCCGCATCTGTTTTTCACGATTTCTAACATGATATCTCATCTCCTGCTGCCTGACGGCCATTCTTATTTTGCTGCCGGCGTTTCCCCGCCTGCTACTGATGCATCGTCGATCGTGATCTCCCCGTTCACAAACGCCTGGTCATCCTTCATCTGGCAGTCCTCCCGTTCAATCGCCCGGAACAAGGTCAGGTCCTCCTCAAAAGCGTTCAGGCTTCCCGCTGAGGCAATGTTGGAGGAAATGATCGTAAGCTGCTTCCTGTCGAAGAACTTGATCCCTTCTTTCAGGTCACCGATGACCATCGGTATCTTCCTCTTCTTTGCCGTAGCTACGTCAGAAGGGAAATCCGCGTTCGGGATCACTTCCACCGGGACCACCGTTGCGCCGGCGCAAAGCCGCATCTGCATCGGGTCGGCCGGATTCGGCTGCAATAAATACTTCCCGTCGGAATCTTTGAGCGTATCCAGATACTGCAGCCCGTCATCATTCGTCACAATCCTGGATGTGGACTTGAAAGCCGCTCCCAGTGTAACGTTCAGTGCCTTCTTGATATCGTCCAGCCCGGACAATGCCGTTTTTTCCTTCTTATTGATCACGGTACGGATGATCTGATTCCTGGTCACACGGGATTCGTCACCGATCCAGGTGATCAGCACAGAGCTGATGTTGGCGTCAGAATCCTCAAACAGCTCATTGGTCACCGGGAAATATCCCGCATACTTTTTGATCTCATAATCCATCCGCTCAAACTGCGGGGTATCCTTCTTTGGAACCTTTCCGCCCTCCCCGATCTGGGTGAAGCCGGTCTGCTGCGTCCTCTTTTTAAATGTCCTGGAACCTTTATTCGTGGCAACAGACTCCACATCCACCAGATTGATCAGGGACGCCTTCGCCTCCCGTCTTTCGTTAATCCTTGTCTGGATATCCTCCGGTACCGTATATCCGCCGTCCGGATTGCTGCCCTCGCTCATATCATCAGACACCCGGAACCTTCTCCTTGCGGCATTGGCAAACTCATGCACGGCATCTTTCGGAACTCCAGGCTCTTCCGGATCTGTCCCCCCTGACGGAGCTGTCTCCGCGGTGCCTGCTGCCGCGCGGTTCCGCATTTCCTCCAGGCCATCATCATCCAGGTCTTTGAGCAGGTCAAACTTATTCTGCATTTCTTTCAGTTCATTCTTCTCTGCCAGTGCCTCCTCCAGGCTTCCTGCTGCTACCAGGTTCTGGATCGCCAGCTTCTTTTCATTGATCGCATTCAGTAATTCCAATAACTTTTTATTCATCTTGTTTCTCCCTTCCACGAAGAAAGACTTAGACGCCGTACAGCTCCAAGTCTCCCAGAATCTCTTTTTTCAGTTTCTCGTTTTGATCGGCTTCCGCCTTTTCCTGGATGACCCTCTGCCGGATCTCTTCCGTCAGCCGGAGTCCGTCATAGGCATTTGTGACCTGCATCCCGGCCCCCAGGGTTTCATCCGCAAATCCCATCTCGATCGCCTGGTTTGCCGTCAGCCAGGTCTCCCGGTCCATGATCTTCAAGATCTCTTCCAGGGGTTTCCCGGACTTCTCCGAGTAAGAACTGGCCAGCGCTGCGTTCAGCTCCTTCAATGCCTTGGCCCGCTTTTCATACAGGTGATAATCTCCGCTTGTGTACCCGCTTCCGGTTACGTTGTGGATCATGATCATCCCCACCGGGCTGATCAGTACACGGGCGGCCCCCATGGCCGCCACACCGGCAGCACTGCCCGCCAGGCTGTCGATCTCCGCAACAGAGTTCTTACATTTTCTCAGGAGCGTGTAGATCTCCTGGCCTGCGTATACATCCCCGCCCCCACTGTTCACGAGCACGCGCAGCTCCTCCCCCGGATCCAGCGTATCAATTACGGACTTGATATCGTTCGGGCATGTAGATTCCCATTCCAGCCAGTCATAGATCCATTTGGTATCATTGTTGATAATGTCACCCCTGATCTTCGCTTCCTTCATTTCCTTCACCTTCTTTCCTGTATTGCTGTCCTATCATAGTGATCGGCATATAGTTTCCATTCACCATCAGGATATCGCCTCCATCCTTCTGCGGAAGATCCAGATATTCCCTTGCCTCGTTTGCCGTATAGATGCCATTATTTACCGCAGACGCCAGATTTTCCATCTGTGTTTTCGAATCTGTCCGGAGGATCACTTTTTCATTGTATTTATAGTAATACCCTTCCCTGATCTCCTTCGGGTTCAGACATTTATAATTGATCTCCTCTTCATACGCCTTCATCCGGTATGACATGGTATCTACTAAAAAAGCCAGCTGCTGCGTCTCACTGTTGGCATAGCTGGACTTTTCATAATTGTTGATCTGGTTCGGTTTGATCCCGAAAGCCCCGGCGATCTGCAGCGCCGAATATTTCCGCAGTTCAAAGAACTGGGCGTCTGTCAGGCTCATGTTCAGCGGCTTCAATTCCAGCCCGATCGGAACCGGTACGATCTTCCCGGCATTTTTGCTCCCGGTTAGATATTTTTCATACCGGTTCTGCAGTTCCTTCCGCCGCTTTCCATCCAGCTCACCTGCCGGAAAATACATCACCGCGCTTGCAGTCAGCCCTTGCTCATAGAGATGGTTCATGAAGGTCTGGCTTTCCAGCGCTCCGTCAATGGATGATCCTATGATCTTCCGGACCGGCTCCCCCATGATCCCATTCAGGCTGTACCCTGTCTTAAAATGCATGACATCCTCCTGGGGGAATACATACAGTTCCCCGGTCTTCGCATCCGTGTACTGGTAATACAGCTTTCCCTTTTCCCGGAAGATTCCCGCGTCGTCCATCAGCACGGTGACATCAGAAGACGGCATCAGCCACAATCCATAGTTTATGACCTCCCCGCCATACCGATCCGCAAGGAAGTTCCTCTGGATCCATACATACGCATTTCCGTAATGCTGACAGTTCAGCTCAACGGAAGACCACAGCGTGGTGGGCGTCATGACCGGGTTCGGCCGGACTGTCAAAAGCCTTGTCATATCTGTCGGTTCCGCCCGGATCTTCCCCTCCGGTGTATCCTGGTAATATTTCAGCGGCAATTTTCCCATTGTCTCCGACAGCATTTTCATACAGGTGAAATATGTCACCTCGCTGATCTTCCTCTTATCCCTGGTTGTGATTCCCAGCCAGTCCAACAGTTCTTCATCCTCCAAGTTTGCCGTCGGCATGGTCAACGCCGCCCATACATTCCTGATTCTGTTCCATACTCCCATAATTACCACTCACTTTCCAAAAACGCATCGATCGAATCCAGAAAATCCGATCCAAATGTATGATACATCGCCAGTTTGAATGCGCACAGTATCGCGTCCACCGGGTCAATCCTCTTTGTTGTCGCATCCTTATCAATCTTTATCAGCCCCTGGTTCTGCCGGATCACCGCATTACTCATGGAGTAATTCAGAAGAGGGTTATACGTATACAATATATTCCGGCAGTATACCTGTTCCCGGAAGCCCTGGGTCGATTCATTCAGCGACTTATGGCTCTGGAATACCTCTTCCACGGTGTAGCCTTCGTCCGACAAGTCCATCATCAGCTTGGCTGCATTGGCCGGATCGAAGCAAAGGCACTCGATCTTCCATTCATTTTTTTCGCAG